GTGTCGACCGGGTTGCCCAGCAAATCGTTGTATTTCCGATACCAGCGATCGACGTTGAGGTTGTCGAGCACTTCCGGCTTGCCGTTCTGCGCGAGGTTCGTGGCGACCGAAACCTCTCGCTCCATCGTCGCCGTCCGCGTCGCCCGCTGCGCCACCCGAATCATGGTGTCGAACTCGATGTCGAGCGGGATCCCCTTGAGGCTGTCCGGCTTTGGCATCACCAACCCCCGGCCGGCCATGACGTTGTAGATGCGAATCACATCCTCGCGCAACTCGCTCGTGATGTCGTCCACCACCGGGCCCAGCACCTGGAGCTTCTCGCCGCGGCGCTCGGCGATCTCCATCTCGTTGCGCGGCTGCACGCCCTCCATGTTCTCGAGCATCTGGAACAGGTCGTTGAAGAACCACTTCTCGACGCGCTTCTCGATTTTCTCGATCAGAGCCGACATCTCGTTGATGTTGGGCTGGACCTCGTAGATCGGCTTCATCCCCTTGGAAATGTCCTGCGCGAAGGTCACACGCCCCGGCAGGATGCTGCTCGGCTGATTTTTCAGATTGACGTCCGCCAGCATCGGCGGCCGCACCAGCTTCTCCACCGCCTCGGCCTGACGGCGCGTCATCTGGTGCAGCTGCATGATGTCAGGCAGAGCGTCCATGCCCGGCGATCGGCCGTAGGCGTCGTTGCTCGTCGTCGCCCAGCGCGGCGCAATGAAGGGCCGCTGACGGAAGCCCCGCACCGAGAGCGGCTTGGGGGTGTACTGACCCCACAGCCAGTAGAGTTCGCGGTAGGCGAACCCGCCCTTCACCACGCCGAGCGTGGGGCTCTGGCCCTCCATGCCCGCCGGGAAATTCGGCTCGATCGCGTGGGCGATGACGACCTCGGTCTCGAGGCTCGCGCCCTTGTTGTTGTAGAGCTGCTGAATATCAGGGCCGACATTCTCCAGCCCGAACCACTCGACAGCCTGAAACACCGTGAGGGTGAAGGTCCGGTAGAACGAGTTGATGCGGAAGTCGGCGCCGGCCCCGAGGAAATACTCGCCGGCGCAGGGGTTGTAGCAGCGGATGATGTCGCGACGGTCTTCATAGAGAATCTTCGGCGCCGTGCCGAACACCATCAAATCCTCGAACATCTGCGTGCCGGAGCGGTAATAGTTCGATCCCGAGATCACGCGATACATGCGATCTTCGGTGTCCTCGAACCACAACTGGGCGGCCCGATCCGGCTTGAACCGACGCAGACCCGGCTTGATGTTGAACCACGGCCGGCTGGACGACATAATCCCGTCGCGCAACCCCGCAGTGCCGACGCGCACCGCCTGCGCGCCCGTCGGGTCGACAATCATCTCATTGATCGCCAGCCCGCGCGTCATCGTGTTCGGCACGATCAGCCAGTGATAGCGCCGCGGAAGGATCGCCTCGGCGAGACGCGCCCAATGCTGCCACCACGACAGACGCCAGTTTCGGAGCGCATACAGCCGCTGCTCGAGGCCCAGCCGGAGGTCCTGCCAATCCTTCTCGTCGGCGCGCGACTGAATGATCCGCACCGTCGACGGCATCGCCGCCAGCGCCTCGGCGCCGGTGTCCTCGTACCACGCCACCCCGGAGTCGAGAGACATCAGGCGCGGGTCTTTCCTGGCGACACGGTCGGCCCGGTCCTCACTTGACGCCCGTCAACGCCGTCTGCGCGGTCGGCGGCGCGCCGACAATGCCGGGAGACGTCAGGTCCGTGCCGTTGAACCCCTGCCCCCCGTTGGCCGCACGCGCCCGCGCCTGCGCGGCAGCATTGGCTCCGGCGACAGCGCCGCTCGCCACCGTCGGCGGATTGGCCGCAGGCGGGATCGGCGGAGGAGGCGGCGGCGTCGCTTGGTCCTGGCCGGCAAAGATTCCCATGGCGCGCCCTCAGCCTCGACAGAGTTCGACGAACGCGACAAACGCCAGCGCCCACGACAGCAAGACCAGCGCGCCACCAATCCAGCCCCAACGGCCGAGTTGCGCGACCATGCTCAGAAAGGCGACCGCCGCACCGCCGATCGCCACCAGCACCGCCGCGCGATTGCCCCAGACAAGGCCGGCCGCGACCGTCTGGCCCGTGGTCAGAACGCCATAGGCGAGCGCGCCGGCAAACAATTCCTTGGTCATCCCGCTCCCCATAAAATCACGACCGACCCCACGCGCACGGGTCGTAATCGTAGCTGTGCAGCCGCGTCGACCGCTCGCGCATCTCGACCTCCAGGAACACCCGCTCGGCGACTGTCATGGAATCGACCTCGTTCTCCACCCCCGCCATCCGCTCCGAAAGGTTCGCACCAGGCCACCGCGCCTGCGCGGCGAGGTAGGCGATCGCAGACTCGCGGGCGTCCCTGCCCCAGGGCGCGCGCCCTTGCGAGGCCGGACGCTGCGGCAGATTCGGGCCGCGGCTGAGGGACTCGACCCTCACAATCACTGCCTCGCGTAGGGGTCATAGTCATACTCATGGACCCCCCGCGCGCCGCCGTAGGTCTGCGAATGGTCGCTCGGCTGCACCGGATACGCGAACGTCAACGCGAGCGCGTCGGCATCGTCGGGCGACGACAGGCCCCGCTTCTTCATGTCCTTCTTTCGCTCCAACTGGATGCAGTCCTTGCCGCCCTTGGCCGCGTGGCCATACTGGCGGTTCGTCAGGTCGCTCTCGAGTTCAGCGTCTCGGTCGACCATCCCGACCTGCAACCACTCCTTCATCAATCCCCACATCTCGGCGGCCTTGTTGAAAAAAGGAAAGCCGTCGTGATCGGCCGAACGATCGGCCTCGGCGCCGAAGTTGATGCCCCTGGCCGGGAGTTTCAGATACTGGCAGCGCGCGACGACGCCGCCCCCGAAGCTGCCGTTGTCGATGAAGATCGCATCGAAGTGCAGCTTCTCGTGCAACTCGGCGATCCTGGCGGCGACCTGCATCGGGTCGAGGCCGCGGAACTTGAGCGGCTTCACGCTGCGCGCGTCGAGGCCGCGCCGAACCCGCAGCACCGTCTTGTCGTCGCCTTCCCAGGCCACGTCGACGCCCAGGATCAGCGGATCGGATAGCCCTACATAGGCATCTCGGCTCGCGTCCATCGCGGACGCCGCCAAATCCGCGCTGATGAACTGCGTCGAGCCCGCACGCGGAAACTGGGAGAGAACCTTGATGCGCACGAAGTCGGAGTCGATCCCGTAGGCCTCGATCCACTCGGCGATCTGCGCCTTGTCGGTCATCCGCGACGTGCGCGTGTCGATCGCCTTCGTCCACCACCGCGCGGCATCCTTGCCGCCGGGGAAGCACTCACGGAACGGACCCGTGCTCTCGCTGGGGTTGCCGAGCGCCAGATAGATGCGCTCGGTGTCGGCGTCCGACATGCAGTTCTCCGCGGCCGACCAGATCGGCCGAGGGATGGTCGAGGACTCGTCCGTCCCCAGCAGCAGCCGCTTGCCGCGATTGTGAAACCCCGCGAACGCCTGGGGGTTGGTCGCGTCCCACGTCATCGCGTCGGCGCGCCAGTTGTCTCGCCACTCAGGATCGACCGATCGCACCGAGCGGTCGAGCGAGTGGAACCAGTGCGACCACAGCGAAAGGCGCCGCCACTTCTGGAGCTCCGGCCAGGTCGTCGTCGACAGCTGTGGCCCGGTGTTGGCCGTAATGCGCGCGCGCGCGCCGGTGTAGGTCGTCAGGCACCAGTCTACGACCCACGCCATCAGCGCCGACTTGCCGGGCCCGACGCCGCCGGCGATCGCCATGCGGATCGGCTTGTCGCGCGAGAGGTTGTCGCGAATGTGCTCGAGGCACTCCCGCTGCCAGGTGTCCGGCCCCGGGTGGTGCTCCAGCTCGGTGTCCGCCTCGCCCCAGGGGTAGGCGAGGATCACGAACCGCAGCGGGTCGCCGGCGCAGCTGGCGGCCAGCTGCACGAGGCGCTCCTCGTCACTCGAGTTCACGCCGCGTCAGCCCCGCCCAAACGCCGCATCGCCGCCGCGAGCCGATCGCCGATGCCCGTCAGAGCGTCGGCCGTCGGGTCTTTGTCGATGCCAATGGCGCGCGCCAGCTGCGCGTAGACGGCGAGACGGCTGTAGCCCCTGATCTTCATGAACCAGCCGTGCTTGCGCGGCTCCGTCGCGAACTCCTCGATCCGCTCGAGCTGCTCGCGGGTCGCCCTGTCGATGTCCAGGCGCCGGCGCTTCGTGACATTGCCCTTCTCGTCGAACTCCGCCTTCGTCAGGAAGTCGTCGAGGTTGTAGCGCAACAGATCCCGCAGGCCGAGAATGATGAAGCCCGCCTCCACCTCGGCCATCTCCGCGCCGCGACGCTGGATTTCCACGACGCGCCGGCGGATGTCCTTGCGATTCGCGAACTTGCGCGCGTTGCTCTCGAAGCTCGTGCCGGCGGCGTCGAATCCCGCAGCGATCGCCGCCTCGGCGTTCGACTTGAAAGCGGCCAGCGCCTGGGCGCCGGCCTCATGCCGCGGATTGCGTAAGATCGACATCACCCGATTCCGTACGATTCCTCAAACTCACATTTGCGCCGCAATCACGTCCCGCCGAAGGCGTGATGGATGTGCATCGGCACGCCGCCCGCGGCCGCCGGGCCCGCGCGCGGCGACAAGGACACCACCTTGCCGGTGGCGGCGGCGGGGCGTTCTATCGCAGCGTCGCCCGGATCCGGGATCAGGCCGTGCGCCGCGGCCTCGCTCAGCGCGTCGCCGACCAGATCGTCGACGGCGCCATCGTCGGGCGCTTCCACGGCTCCGACCCGCAGTATTG